TCGATGATTTCCTCAAGATGTATGAATACCTCAAGCTTCCAGGCTCAGTAGGAGCAGCAACCTTTGGTTTTGACCGTTACATCAATCAAGGCTTCTACGCTTCCAGAGAATGGCGCCAAATCCGGCATCATGTCATCAGTAGAGACCAAGGATGTGATCTAGGGCTAGCCGGCTATGACATATTTGATCGGATCTACATCCATCACATGAATCCAATGACCGTGGATGACATCGAAGAGGGCAACATGGATATTCTGGATCCAGAGTTCCTCATAACAACCACACACAGAACACACAATGCCATACACTACGCAAACGAGTACCTTTTGGCCAAACCATTGGTTGATAGAAAGCCTGGGGATACTAAACTTTGGTAAAGGAGATCATCATGACCGAAAGCATTCTAACCTCGACTAAGAAGATGCTTGGTCTCTCCGAAAACTACGATGTATTTGACCAAGACATCATCATCTGCATCAATTCCGCATTTTCTACGCTCCACCAGCTCGGGATCGGGCCTCTTCCAGGTTTTTACATCCAGGATGACCACACCGAGTGGCCCGAGTATATTCTGGATGACCCTAGGTTCAACTCAGTCAAGGCCTATGTCTATCTCAGGGTCCGCTTGCTGTTCGATCCTCCTCAAACTTCCTTCCACCTTGCTGCCATGCAAGAGCAGGCCAAGGAATTGGAGTGGAGGTTGAACGTTCTCCGCGAAACTATAGAACAACCACTTGTCATTGACGGAAACGTATAGGAGGTACAATGCCTACGATCAAACTTCGCCGAGGATCTAAAGATCAATGGACCACATCCAATCCGATTCTTGCCGATGGCGAGATGGGCGTTGAGCTGGATACCGGTCTTTTGAAGGTCGGCAATGGTTTCCAGCATTGGGAACACCTGCCATATTTCTATCCGAATGTCAGTCGGATGGATCTGCTCCGTCTCGAGGATCGAATCAATCAAGGTCTAACTAGTTTGACCATTGATGATATTTCAGACGTAGCCTTCACTACTCTTCAAGATGGTGAAGCAATTGTCTGGTCGGTCGATCCTGATCGAGGAGACGCTTTCCGCAATATTAATTTGGACAGTAAGTACGTTTCGCAAAATCGGATCGGGAATCTCCTCACCCCGAATCAGGCAAGCGGGACGGATGTTCTTGGCACCACTGCTGGATTTGATCAACTTAATGGGTACAATTGGGTTGGTGTTCGTTCGTTCGAGTTTCCTAGTGCGCGAGTTGGATCCAGGGTCCTTGCCGCTTCACAGGGTCCTGTCGCTGACGGGTTCATTGTCATGACTGATAAGATTTCTATCCGATCAGACAGTGCATTGACATACAAATTATCTATTTATTGGAATGGCACAATCAATTCTGGATACAGTCAACCTGTCCATTCCTTCTACGACTCTGCTGGACAGAGAATCGGCTCTTGGGTCTATGGCCAGACGATGGATTGTCCAACGCAAAAGTGGTTTGATGTTTCTCAAACAATACCGTCCTCTCAGATCCCAGCGGGAACCCGCTATATAAGTTTCGGATTCAATTTTCCATATGGCAATCCATCAGGGACTGAGGCATATATTGACCGCCTTGGCCTCTGGGAAGGTGCTGGCGGAGACTGGGCTATGCCTGGAACACCGATCCTCAACCAGACTTTACGGGTTGTTGCTCCCGAGACCGTGGATATCTGGGACGGGGAGGCATGGACGTCCTTGGTCCGACCCTTGGGGAACCTCCTCACCCCGAATCAGGCAAGCGGGACGGATGTTCTTGGCACCACTGATGGATTCCTCAAGGTTCCACCTTCGGCGGTCATCGAGTCGTCTACTGAGCAGGCAGCATTCGGTAGCAGGTCCCTCTCAGCTGTCTATAACAGTGACGGCTGGATGGAGGTGGTTCTTTCATGCGCAGTCCATGCTGGTGAAACCTACACCTTTACCGGTTCCGTCCGCAAGCATCCTTCCGCTTCTGTATCAGCGTTTAAAATCTATGTTCGCTGGTACCAGGATGACTCGAAGTCGGCTATCTTGCGGACCGATGTTTCCGCCAATAGGTCGATTACTAGTGATAAATGGGCGCAGCAGACTGACACCTTCATAGCCCCATCTGGTGCTACACTGGCCGATCTCAGTATCGTCTTCTTGGCTGATGCTGGGCTGGCCGTTGGAGACAAGGTGTATATCGATCGCCTGGGCATTTGGCAGGGCGCTGGTGGAGACTGGGCTATGCCTGGAACACCGATCCTCAACCAGACTTTGCGGGTTGTGGCTCCCGAGTCCGTAGATATGTGGGGCGGGGAGGCATGGATTCCCTTGGTCCGACCCTTAGGGAACCTGCTTTCGGAGGCGATGGCCAGTCTTGAATCGGCCGCTTACCCACCAGATACCGTCTGTGGTTGGGCCCCCGATGGCGGCACCGGGACACTTGTCGATGGAGGATCATACGGGCAGAAGGCGCTACGCATCACTGCCCCGACACAGGCCTGGGGGGTCAAGTCATTCTCGCCGTACGAGTTCATTCCTGTGCGGGAGGGGGTGGCATATACACTTTCCGCAGACATGAAGGCCGTGATGGGGACGCGCGAGTGGCGAATCTTAGTAAACTGGCAACGCTCTGCCGACTATAAAGATGGTACTCACATTAGTTCCGATGTTGCCTCTATCCAACCATCGGCTCAGTGGCGCACAGCAACCGCTACATTCATAGCTCCCCCCGGGGCGCGGTACGCCAACGTCAGGCTTTCGCCGGTGCAAACCGGAGCGGAAGGGGATGCTTGCGACTACGACCGCATTGGGTTCTGGGAAGGAGCAGGCGGCGACTGGGCTATGCCAGGAACACCGATCCTCAACCAGGGCCGCAGGGTGTCCAGGCCCAACGGGACGGACCGGCTGGTGGAGGTGTGGGACGGGACTGCATGGGTACCGATCCACTACAACTCTGGGGTCCGTGACATCTCCGCGATGGTCATCAACCCGCTTGCAGGGCTTGCCGGGTGGGTCCAGCGCACAGGCGACGTGGTGACCCTGCACCTAGGGCTGGAGGACGTGGTTTCTGGGGAAGTGGTGGTGACGCTGCCACTTGGATTCCGGCCCTCGCTGGACGTGTACCTCCCACGTCTCTACAACGACCAGCCAGCGATCGCGTTCGCGTCGGGCGAAGTACGGGTCTACCAGGCGGGCCAGACTTGGCTGGACGCAACATTCCCTGCTGCCCAGCAACTCCCCACTAGCCTCCCTGGAACCATGGTCACTATCGCACCGTAAGGATACAATCGAGTCCGAAGAACTAGCAAAGGAGCTTTAATGTCCTATTTGGTCATCAGTATAATCGCTGCAGACCAGGCCATTCGCAATCGAGTTGCAGCCTGTGTCGCCAAGGAGGGTTCCGCTGAGCAGGCTGAACAATTCGCTTTCCGAAATGCACTCCGTCTTGCATCCGAGCCTGGATGGTCCGAGGCTTGGGAGTCAGCTAAGGCTCTTCGTCTCGAGAATCCTGATACGGAGTACCCTCCGCTCGGAGAAGATCCTGGTGTGATCACCGATGGAATGATCTTGTCTGCGGTCCAGAAGATTCTTGGCGTTTGAGTCAAAATGGAAGAGAAAGACAGAGCATGGATCAGGTCCTGGCCGCTTCTACTGATTACAGTGGTCCTGTTCTTGTTCGCAGCTTGGGCATTCGCCAGCGATAAGAACTCCACGGCCTCAATCGCCTCATTCTGCGCTGCCTTGATCTGCCTCGGGGCGTGGATTACTACTGCTGCGGTTGAATGGCATCATCTGTTGCACAAGAAGCGCTCCTACTACGAGAGTGAGAATGAGGATGAGCAATGAGCTAGAACATTTCGGAACAAAGGGGATGCGCTGGGGAGTTCGTAAGAAGTCAACCGGTGGATCTTCGGAAGCAACGGTCAAGGAATCCGGGAAGAAGCTCAAGGTTTCTGGAGGAGAAGGTCACGGCGCTCATTCTGACGCAGTCTCAGCAGCCAAGGCTGTTCAGAAGATCAAGAAGAGCGGAATCAAGTCTCTGTCCAATCAGGAACTGCAAGCGGTAAACAGTCGTTTGGGCCTGGAGCAGAAGTATTCCCAAATCGTGGCTAAGAATAAGCAAGCAAATGCGCTTACGAATAATTTCTTCGTCAAGCAATTGAAGGAAGAAGCTTCCCGGAGCATATACAACAACACAATGGGCGGTATTAAAAAGGTAGCTCAGCCATTCATCACAAAGCAGGTAGCCGGGATCAAGTCTGATCTAGCTGAGATCAGAAACATGAAAGCTAGGATGAGCGGCAACATGGGTCTAACATACGAAATTTAGATGCTTTATTAGATCGGTGCAACTATGCTATCAAATACGGCCGTCCCAAGGTATTATGGAGAATTCAGAGAACAGGTCCTAAGCGGAGAAATTCCAGTCAATCGAGAAATCTCTTTGGAGATGAATCGTATCGATGCATTGATCGCGAACCCGAACATCTACTACGACGATCAAGCCGTGGAGGGATTCGTCAAGTTCTGCGAACATGAATTGACGCTTACGGATGGCAGCGACGTCAATTTGTTGCCGTCGTTCAAGCTCTGGGCCGAGCAGGTGTTTGGTTGGTACTACTACGTCGAACGTAGCGTGTACCAGCCGAACGAAAACAATAAGGGAGGCCGTTATGTAAGCAAGATTATCAAGAAAAGACTCACCACAAAGCAGTTCTTGATTGTAGCTAGAGGTTCCGCGAAGTCGATGTATGCTTCCTTCCTCCAAAGTTATTTCTTGAACGTCGACACATCGACTACACATCAGATCACAACAGCCCCAACGATGAAGCAGGCCGATGAAGTCATGTCGCCTATTCGAACGTCGATCATCAGGGCTCGAGGTCCTTTATTTCAGTTCCTGACAGAAGGTTCTATCCAGAACACTACTGGATCCAGAGCTAAACGTCAGAAATTGGTCCCAACTAAAAAGGGGATCGAGAATTTCCTAACGGGTTCGCTCCTCGAAGTTCGTCCTATGACGATCAATAAGCTTCAGGGATTGCGTCCCAAGGTTTCTACCATTGACGAGTGGCTTTCCGGCGATCTTAGGGAAGATGTTGTAGGAGCAGTCGAGCAAGGTGCGTCTAAGCTCGATGATTATTTGATTATTGCCATCAGTTCGGAAGGAACGGTCCGAAACGGTAGCGGCGACACCATCAAGATGGAGTTGGCCGATATTCTGAACGGTGAGTACTATGCTCCGCATGTTTCCATATTCCACTACAAGCTAGACAACGTTGAAGAAGTAGGTATGCCTGAGATGTGGCTGAAAGCAGCACCTAATCTTGGGAAGACGGTTACTTATGATACGTATCATCTCGACGTAGAGCGGGCCGAGAAGGCTCCAGCAACCAGGAATGATATTCTAGCCAAACGTTTTGGAATACCGATGGAGGGGTACACATATTTCTTCACCTATGAAGAAACTCTTCCGCATCGACCTCGAGAATTCTGGCAAATGCCTTGTGCTCTCGGGGCCGACCTCTCTCAAGGCGACGATTTCTGTGCTTTCACGTTCTTATTCCCTCTGAGTAATGGTTCTTATGGGGTTAAAGTTCGAAGTTATATTTCGTCATTGACTCTGCTCAAACTTCCTGGTGCTAGGCGTTCTAAGTATGAGGAATTCATCAGCGAAGGCAGTCTGCATGTCTTAGAAGGAACCATCCTAGACATGATCGAAGTATATGAAGACCTTGACAGGTTCATCCAAGTGTCTAGTTATGATGTTCGTTGTCTGGGCTACGATCCCTACAATGCCAAAGAGTTTGTTACTCGTTGGGAACAGGATAATGGTCCTTTTGGGATCGAAAAAGTTATTCAGGGAGCTAGAACAGAATCGGTTCCTCTAGGCGAGTTGAAAACACTGTCTAGTGAGAGGATGCTTATATTTGATCAGTCTTTGATGACGTTTGCCATGGGCAATGCTATTACATTGGAGGATACCAATGGAAATCGCAAGCTGTGGAAGAAGCGTCAGGAGGATAAGATTGATAATGTTGCAGCATTGATGGATGCTTTTGTTGCATACAAACTACACAAGGAAGCTTTCGAGTGATTGGAGTGTAATGAGCGGGTCTGAACTGGAACACCATGGTGTAAAGGGCCAAAAGTGGGGTGTCCGAAAGGGCACGATGGGAACTTTGACCCAACGTGCATACATGAACAAGGCTAGGAACAAGCAAGATTCTTTGAATCGGGTTGCAAAAGGCGAAGGCAGCGCAGGAGATAAATTCAGCGCAATCATGGGCATGTCTTTGTGGAACATGCGGCGTGGA